CGGTAACGGTATATGCCTGGATAGAAATAGCACAAATGCGCTCTATCCATTCTATACCTGCATCAATGATGCTTTGTATATTCTCATTATCTGCGGTAATGCCGTCCATTTTCAGCCATGACTTTGCCTGATCCAATGTGATAAGTGGGTCACCAGGTATCAGTTCCTTCATAGGATATAATACCCGATTATTTGTTATAGGCTTATCATGATGAAAAAGAGATAGCATTCATTATAGTATAAGATCACAGGAGTGAATAGTCACTCCTGTGATATGAAGAAATTACGATACTGGAATATTGTCAAAAGTACCCTGTACAAAGGCGGCTTCACGATATATCGCTAATGCTACACGGCCTTCAATACGCACGGTAATTTTGTTAGTGGTAACATTATTAGCATCCTGGTCAAAGAACTCAACCACGGGCTGTTCACGAATAAACAGCTGTGCGCCCAAATCCCAGTCACCAACAACAAATGTAGCTCGTGGCATTGCAGTAGTTTTATACACTGGCACACCAGCGACATATAACTGACCGTTCTGGATAACAACAAGAGCCAGCGGCAAATCGTATTCACCACTACCGGCAGCCTTATTGAGCGCAATCTCATAATATGCAGCAGGATGCAGCACTACGCCGGTTGCATAGTAATCAGCACTTTCAAGCTGAGAAATAGCGTGAACAATACGCTCAACGTTCGGGCCAGTATTATCATTCAGCGCAGTGGCTACTGTCAGAATACCTTCCAGATTTGAGCCAGTACCATCTCCGGAGAGAATTTGCGCGTCTTCTACCTTCAAATACATTTCCATCAGACGCATCTGTAAATAGCTGCGAAGCGCCTGCATATCATCCAGCATTTTCCTGGAAATACGAAGCCAGCCAGCAATATACTGTGCAGTAGCTTGTCTTTCAGAAAAAAGCGGCTGAATCTGTGGTTTAGCCGCACCCTCTGCAACAGTAGTCAAATCACCTGTTACAGATTCTTCGCGCACATAATCAACGCTGGAATTAGTCATGGTTCCCAGGTTGATGATGTCACGCATATGTACGCGGCGATTAGGCAGCGTCCTGATGCCCGGGAGAACGGTTGTAAAATATGCTCCTGGATCAGTTACAGAGTTGGCAATTGTCATATCCGCTGCAGCCTTCATATTGGTAAGCTGGAATACCTTACCTTTTGAAGAAGATTTGAAACGGGTAATTTCAGACCAATCCTTTTCCAGGCCCTCCGCCAATAGCGTAGCAAAACCTTTTTGTTCTTCTTTGCTCAGCTCCTTGCCTTTAATCTGGCGTTCAAGCTGCTCAGAGTACTCATTCATGGTTTTAAACTTCGCCTCAAACTTGTCCTCTAGCTCTTTCAGAGCACCCGGAGTAGCGTAGTCAGTACGGATAAGTTCTTTTACTGCCGCCAAGGCTTCATCCTGCGATTTTTTATGCTTTGCCACGGTGTCAATCACCATATCAAAGTCCTGTTTTGTTAAAACGTCTGACATATAAAATAATTACAATGTTGTTAATAATTTGATTTTCATCCTTGCATATTCAGCACTGACTCCTTTTTCGGACGGCTCCGGTGTTTCCTTTATAGGATCGGCGGGAGTGTCAGACGTTTCGGAAACCGCCTGAATTAATTGCTTCATCTTTATTTCAAGTAAAGAAAATGTCTCATCTGTGTATTTAGCTGACCGGAAAGACTTAATGGTCAGTTCAATTTCCTTTTGTAGTTGGTCTTTGGAGTAGTCCTTTAGGAGGGACTTTATATCAACTACAGTCGCCGCAGGATTAGCGGCCCATAGCACAGTCGATTTTTCAAATAGCCGTAGTTCTTGTAGCTCTTTATATTGTTGGCGATCTTGTTTGCGGATTGTTTGATACCCTATGGAGTGGTGCTTGTAATGGCCATCTAAGTACATTTGTAGCGTATCATTGCCCCTATCGGTATTAGGCATTCGTACCTTAGCAAGCAATCCGTAATTGTCCTCTGTCAGTTCAAATGCCTTTGAAACTGGCATATCTGGGTTATGATATAGTAAATGCCAAATCTCATCTATACCCTGGGGCCCCTGTTCTTTTATCGTCTTTTTGAATGCTCCTTTTACAATTACGTCTCCATCCCTATCGATGTTATCAAAAGCTGCGGCGTATAAAGATACCACGCGGCCATTAGTATCAACATCTTTGACATTGAAATCCAGTGAGTTATTTAATTTTATTGCGTATTGCCTCATGAATCTGCGGGATTTGCAGTTCTCAGCAATTAATGGTTACACACGTAATATACAGCAAATATATAATTTTGGTTTATATTTCTTACTTTTGGTATAAGTTTTTATACAATTAATGGTTACGAAAAAAGGGCCGGATTTTCATCCAGGCCCTTTTACATTTATAGAGAACATTCAAAAATTACCATGGTAATCCGAAATCTGAACGCTTAACCTTGCACATTCTGCCATCTTCATGATGGAATACAATTCCTTCCCAAGGGAGATCAAGCGTTCTTTTGATTCCTTCAAAGTCTCTAAATTGGCAACTACATGTATATTTGCCGTGTTCCATTAATGTATGATATTTCCATCCATCTTTATTCCCATTTATTTTAGGGCCAATTGCTTCAAATGTTGTTCCTGGATAAATACGTTCCCCATTTATTGAGTTAAAATATTCAATAGCCTCAGTAATATACATATCGGCGGAAGTATTGAAAGCAACGGGCACCCATCCTGGCCAATGGCCGGTAATATGGTCTGGTTCAGGTTGAGCTTCAAAGAAATCATCGGGAGGCGTTTTGCCATGTTTTGCATCGTATCGTTTGAACCATTTGCCATCCATAAATAATACCGCTGTGCCATCCCATTTACGGGTTGCTATGCCTTCGCCATTTATAACCCATTCGCATCCTGGCGTTACCTGTTCGGTGGCAAGGAATCTACCTTTATAGCCTTTTATAACACGCTCTATTTCTCCATAAGTAGGAACTTTTGTCCCATATCCTTCATAATCCCTTATGAAGAGTGATGGTATTTTTTTCATCAGATTATTTTTTCGAAATGATAAATTAGCTTGTTTTCTTTATCCTGGATATATCTTGCAGAAATGGATGAGCGCCTACCTTCAATGATCTTAAAGTCATAAGGCTCCATGTAGAATTTCAATATGGGCAAATAAACGCGCTCCTTCCCGTCCAATGGGCCGCCTTGTAGCACAATCACTTGTTGTCCTGGCTTTATGGTATCCGGCATCACAAAGTCAATCGGTTCGGTATCTTCTACCTTTAATTGCAGATCATTCCAATGGGTTTGTTCAGAGGCATGTTTTTCATATCGTGGAAGGCTGTCCGCATATTTGATGCGTACATTGTTATAGTAGAATTTCCTGATGGCGTGATAAATTCTAATCTCTGCGCCATTTTCCAGTATCTTAAAGAAATAATCAAAATCTTCACTTTCATACCTCGCCGGCCTGCCCCGGCTGTCAATGCCCTTTTTACCGTTTACCCATTCGTCACGCTCTTCGTCTGTCAGAATATCCATTTTGTAAGTATATCCTGCCTTGATTAAATCGTCTGCCTTTATCTCCGGCTTTCTTCCTCTTTTTTTTATCATCTTATTTTAATCCGTTAGCGGTTAAATAGTGAGTAATAGTTTCCTCAAAAAAGCCCGCATCCTCCATCCATCCACATATCATATCGGCTTGCAGATCAATAATATTCAGACAATTGTTTTTGTCACCTATTATTGTTTCTAATATCTCTTTTCTATCTATCAATTTCATAATATACAATTTAATCCGCAGTGCTTAAGTATAAACACTGCGGATATTTTAATCATGGACAATAAGGAGGGCAAGGAACACCGCAATCTAGTGCAGACTCGACACCTGATAAGGTATGCACGGTTAAATTCTCGCCATATTCATCAGCCGGGAAAATCACCAGCTTTGCAGAGCCATCTTCATATTTTGCGAAATGGAAGCGTAAGCCAGCAGCATCCGGATGATCGAGCAATAACTGAAGCTTTTCTTTACCAAAGAAAATTGAATGCACCGCTTCCGGATCATTTACCGTCGCCGACTTATGCGCCTCGATCATCTTGAACGCCAATTCAAGCGGGATTAAATTACCTGTGCGAACCGAGAATTTTGAATCAATAGCTATTGTACTCATGTATATGCATCCGCAATATCGTTTGCGGTACGTTTATTTCTTCTTAAAGGCAGTGAAAACGAATCTCAGTAAATATCGGCTTACAAATGGATCAGTTACAAATTCAATCCCTATCATATCGCCTTTATGATTGAAATCAATTCTTGATCCGGCATATAAAGAACTGCGTTTTAATGTTGGTGAATACCATGGTTCCGCAATTCCTCTGAAGTCTACATGATGCACCTTGAATGCTCGAAAGGCATATTTCAAACCAAGAATAAATACCTCTTTTTCATTCCTCCGGCGTGGGACAAGATTTAATCTATCATACTGAATCAAATCATGATTCGTGATTGATTCAATGTCTACAATTGCCTGAACTGAATGTATTCGTGATTGTCCATAGAACCCGAAATCAATGCTCAGTGCCGTTAATGCGTTGTTAAAATCGGTAGCGGGAGTAAGGCTTGTTGCAAATCGTAAATCCTGTGAAAAAACATTGAGTGCTAAAAATGTAAAAATAATTGTAATCGTCTGTTTCATTTTTTATTGTTCTTTTGATTAAATGCTTATATATTATTCTGTTGTTTTGTTCTGGTGATGCATGGTGGTTCGTCAAAAAATGCATATACCTGCCCAGGATATTCATAAGTAATATCGCCATCTATATCTATTACCTTTACCCACTGACAATGAATACATTTATGTATTTTCTGAGAAAAAATATCAGTGTGGGTATATACCCACTCATGTTGTTGTACTGTCTCCATCTGTTTGTGTTTTACGGGTGATGCATGGTGGTTCTTTTTTTAACCGGGCGTTTACTCCCTTGCTTATAGATAACCATATCCCTTTTTTCTTCGGCCCATGTAGGACAATTTTTGCACTTACATATACCATTGCCAAGGCATTCCCACTCATGCTTTGTTGTCTGTCCTTTCTGTGGCATATGATTTAATTTAAATGAACAATAATGCATGCATTTCGCGGCCCTTGTTCATCGTATCCCCATGGATACCAAAAGATGTTTGTTGTATTCAGATTATGCTTTCTATACCAGAACATTTCTTTTGATGACATGCCATGGTGGAAATGACAACTTATTTCATAAGCCATTACCCTTCCTCCTTTTCCGGGATGTACCCGTTTATTCTTAAATATTCATCAACTTTATGTTTGTCTCCCCAATTGAGCACTTCCCTTATCGCCGCTGCCTGCATGGCTACGACCTTCCTCCCCTCATATTGAAACTCGGTATAGTTTTTAGGAGCTTCATAGCCATCATATGAGTTATAGCTATCTGCATATGTTTTAGCAGCGGCATTTACTCTTTCTTCGTACGTCATTATTCGCCGGTATCGCTTCCGGTAGCGTTTATCGTGCTGATAATTGTATTTCGTTTTCTCCCTGGAAACAATGCACGATTTGCAGAGGGTCTAAGATGTCATCATAGTCAAGACCAACATATATTTCCGCATCATCTGGCATGTGCTTTATTGCCTCCAATAACTCAGCTTTAGTCATTATTTGACTGTTTTAGTAGGTGATGGAATAAGTCCGCGCTTCATCAGATACTCGCTCTTTCCATTTTGTTAATGCAAACATACTGACAAATTTGATACCGGCCAAATAAATTTTAAGGCGGCATAGAAATACCACCCTGTTTGTCATGCAAGATTTATCGGGAATTAGTTTTTATTACTCGTCCTCTGGCATCTCTTGCTGGGATATAGATTACCCGGCAACGACAGTTACACACTTGATTCGCCGGTGCCCCTTCTGCGTGCGGTCGCAACATCATATTGAATCCTGATTCGCTTGGTACCATGAAGAAGTCATTCATAGTCACCTGGATGTTATTCATTACATAATGATCGGTCTGATCGGGCGGAATTCTCCTGGTTCTCTTATCACGGGCAGACAACCATTTCTTATTCATAAGAATGCCTGACTGCTTTGCGCCCGTCTCAGCCCCATAGCTGGACGCTATCCCCGTTTCAGTCCTTGCTATCAGCTTTGCCCTAGCGCGCCAAATTTGAGGGCCTTGCAGTCGTTCGGCAAGCGTGTAGTTATCTATCCCGTCATTCTGCCCTTGGATAAGTTCTCTGCGCAGCCGTTCCCGGTTAGAATCAGTAATCCTCGTCACGTTCCTGGCTCCTGAAATCTGAAAGAAAGCATTCATGATGGCGGACCATATAGCATTGAATCCAAACGCCTTTTGTCCATTTATTTCATCACCCCAAAAACGCTGAATATATGCATAGGTATCATTTGCTGAATCTGTTCCGAAATCCCTATATAAGCCGCGTAATACGCCTTCAATTGGATAATTTGATATCGATGAAACCGCGTTTATGGCAGCCGTATACCCACGTTCACGCAGAATATCCAGAACAGGCGATATCTGCCGATGGATAGCATATAAGATACGCGTTTCTGCTGCGGCCTCTCGTTTGGCCTGCTTCCTGGATAACTGATTATAAAGGCTGCGCTCCTGTGTCAGTGTTGGATTGGGCATTTGATATAATTTGATCCCGCATGCGGGCACGTTGATACTTTTTTCGGCTCCTGGTTGAAGCGCAATCCCCCCAAAGATCAGGCAATTGTCTCCAAACTTCCTGATCTACTTCAGACAATCCTTTTGGCATTGGCAGCGGTTGCAGCTTCATTTGCTCGTAATTCATATATAGGATTTCGCCTTTACCTCTCCATTCCCCATCCCAATAGGCAGGATTAAATCATCTACATTTTTCTCATCACAAATAGACAGCTCGAATATTTTACCGGATGGGGTATTGGTATTATCCGAATGACTAATCCATCCTATTGATGGGTACATACCAGTAGGATCAATGGTAAGTTCGCTGATGTCTGCATAATACTTTCCCCCCACCTCCATTATCCACGCGTTGCCAATAGGTTCCTTTGTATCCTTACGGTGATTGCGCGTCACCAAAACCGGGTTGCTCCAATACAGCCCCTTTTCGGTCTGTTCTATTAATATCTCTTTTGCATACATATCATTTGTGTTTAAACCAGGAAATGTCATTCCGCTCATTCGCCTTGAATCGTGTATTCACATGCTTACCATGGCTAATCTTATCTGCGAACTGAGCATAAGCCACATAATTGAATATCCCCATGTCGGTCATGCCAGGACCAAATACCTTATTCGTTGCAGACTCATGTAGCATTTGTATATATGTATCAATTATCGACCGGATGAATGGCAGCACATCTTCCACATAACCGCCCAGTATGCCGGCATTCACCATTTGATTCAGTCTGTAAATTTTGTAGAATGTCTGTAGCTTTGGGTGCTTGTGGTGATATTGCAACCATGTTGACTTGCCTATCAAATCTGGTTCGTCTCCTACGTAAATCTTACCACGTTCCGGCTCTGGCATCTTCAGCAGTTCAACATCAGTACAATCCGTCATGAATGTCCATGAAATTGAGTCTTTATGCCTGATCAGATATTCGTAGTAGCTCATCCATCGCTGAAAATATGGATTTCCGCATACAGGAACCCGGACTAAATTACATCTATCATATAAAACTTCGCTATGATGATCTGTCAATATAGTGCAATGACTATGATACAATGCAATTGAACCGGCATATGCAGCGAAATCGGGACTGAAGAATTCCTTTTTCTGCCCTGGCCGCTGCGGATCATCCAGCGTTGTAAAGTAAGCCGTCAAGAATAAAGGCTTTTTACCATCCCTTTGTATCGAATCGGATTTTTCCCGGAATTCTCTATAAAATGGCTTATTATATTGCGCTTCATATATAGCTTTAGATGCATTTAGCAGATCAATTCGTTGGTGACCCGGAACGGTGCTTTTAAATTTTCCATGTTCCTGTTCATCTGCTGCATAAAATATCCCTTTTGAATTAGCCACATCCATATATCTGAATCTGGTAAGTCCCGCTGAATAAATACGGTTTGATAGGTCCCCATGCTCATGCCCCCATTTACCGAAAGCAATATCCATACCACCCACAGTATCCAGCACAATGCGTTTATAATAAAGCATGCAACCTCTAACATGGGAGTAAGCGGAAATTTCCTCATCCTGGTATATCTTAATCATATCGTTTGGCCCTTTTGCATTGGCGAAATGCTCAAAAATGTACATCAAATGCGGCTCCCGGCTTTCTACGTATGGTTTCCACCAATCATCCACTAATGGATATGTATCATCATCGAAAAGAAAGAAATGTTCGCATCCGGCATTATAAAGCATTTCAAGTGCTTTATTTTTTGCGCGGGCGATGCCTACATTCACATCAAATCTATGAACATCCATTTTGAAGTGCTTATAAGTAACAAAATCCCTATGCACATATTCAAAATCGCTGGCATCATCAACTACAACTATGACAAAGTTTGACCATCCAAAATATGAGGGACAATATTCCAATATCGCCGTTATGCATTTCTTAAATGCTTCTGGCCGGTTATGTGTGGTTATCCCTATGCCTATTTTAAAAATATCAGAAGATTGAGATATTGTATCAGCAATGCCTGTCAGTTTATCAAGCAAATTTTGAGGGAATATTTGTTCCGATTCCATGTTGTTCTCTTGCATGATCATTTCTTCTTTGGTTTTATGATAAAGGCAGGTAAAGGCCATCTATCCTTTATAATACGCCCATCTGGATATTTTATTTGAGAATGTTTATCAAACATAGACCATATCAAATGCCCGTCTATTTTATAAACCACAATATGGGAAACGAAATATCTGCTCCTTAAAAGGCGATCAAGTATATTTAATTCTTCCTTCATAATCTTCTCAATCTTTCAAGTACGTCAGCAGATGTATGGCCATCCCATCCATAAGGCGATTGATCAAATTCTTCCCCAGGCCACGTGTCCCATTCTTGCATTGGTATATGATATGTTATTTGTTTGCCCGGTTCGCTTCCAATGCCAGCAAGAAACCATCCATTAAACTCGGTGCCATCATGATGTTTTTTTGCTTTCCAAACGTATGGCGTTGGATTTACCACATTATAATGCAGAAAGCAGCAAAGCGCTCTAAATAACCCGATCCGGTGCGCGTAAAGTTCATCAAATGTGTGGTATCCATCAGAAATGGAGCCAACATTATTCCCTATCTCTTTTTGTAATCTTACATCCTCATTAATTTGTGCAATATGCTCTAACATGCATCGGCGGTTTTTTTCATCCTCATCGTCCTCCATTAATCCTCCCATCGCGTATACTCCATGGCTAATTTCATTAAACCATTGATTATAATAGGTGTTTTCTTCTGTACCTGGCGCGTTGAATCTGAATATTATTTTTGCCTCATTCTCTTCTATCTGCTTGAACTCTCCATATTTATCTATCATCATCTGAAATAGATTCGGATTTCTTTCTTTGAATTGTTTTGATACAACCATTAGTGCCATATAGTGCGTTTTATAAGTTTTTAAGATTAATGTCAGGATCTACATTTACTATTTCAATCGGGAAAGAAATAGAAGCTATTACTTCTCCTGCAAACCTGGTTTTACCGCACTTGGATATTGCGTCAATTACTTCCTCTGAAATATTTATCGGCCCCATATTAGGAACATCTAACGGACGCCCATCGGGGTAATATAATAAATATCCAATACCGGGCCGATAAAATGCCTTTACTTTCATAGTATCTTTTAGCCCAAATATACAGACAAATATGATACCAATCAAGAAACTGGTAAATTATATGGGTTATCGCCTGAATTATTCAATTGCTGGGTTAACGCTCCCTGATCCTGCTGTGACATGAATAGGTCATCAATCAACTGATATCCTGTTGGTATTAGAATGGCCTTACGAACCTCTTCCGGCATGTCAGCAGGAATTTCCTGATCCATGTATTTATAGAACGTTTCCATGTTAAAACGGGAGTCTTTCAGCCATCCTACAAGCTCCTGTTTATTTGATTCCAGTTCCTTATAAATGGATATATCGAACTCTACTACTTTGTTAGTGCCCCGGTACGCGTCCATACGTCGGAGCTTCTTATTGAAATTCTGCTGCCTGGAAATGAGCAACGGAAGTACTGCATTGTACAGAAGCGCCTTTTGTCCTTCCACCTGATTCGAATAAATCTTGTTCTCTGGATCATTCATCAATTGGCTTGGCACATCATAAAGATTACAAAACCAGCGCAGATTGGCCAATTCTGCCGGTAATTGCGCCAGATCAACTGGCGAAAGGCCGAGACGAGCTACGCCCAATTTAGTAGGTGACCAAATAGCCTTACCTGCATTCTCACTTCCCCACTGTTCCGCTTCCCATCGTTCTTTTGAAGCCCCCATTTGCTCAATGGAGTAATCCGGGAACTGTCGGGTAGTCTCCGGATCATCTTGGTAGACGGCTACATCGGCACCGGCATTCTTCATAGCCTTCCCCTGGCGCTTAATGCCCTCATTGGACGCTTGCAATCTGGCTAATGCGGCCTGTATGGGCGACATACCATAAAGTTGGTTGCCGGCTGTATCCCATTGCAGATTTACATATTTTTCATGCAACACGTCATCAGCATCAAAAGTCTGCCGGCCGCCAAGCATCAATTCATAGCTTTGTTCAATAAGCGGTAACGTCCTGGTAGAGACAATTGACATATACTGGGAAGGCAGTTCATAGAATTGTGAAGGCTTCCCCCTATTGAAGCCCCCGGTAAGCGGAGACCATCCGGCCTCATAATAATCCCCGGTAACTAGCTTAAATGCAAATAGGGCCTCGTTAAGGTCGGCCATTGTCTGATTGGTGTCGTTTGGATTTTGTAGCCGTTCGTTCATATAGTCATCGGAAGTATCCAGCTTTAGTGCCTTATGCCTCAGATCCTTCAACTTTATCATGTCTTTCGCGCTTAGTTGGGTGCCTTCTCCCAATGCTCCGATCATTTTTGTATACTCGAAGAACTTCCTTTCATCCTGAATGGCATAAAGAGCCATTGGGGCCTGTCGCGCCTTCTTCGTTATGAGCTTGATCACGCTGAAAAGCATGTCATTGGCTGCATATCCTTTATCTATGAATGTGAGTTTCCGGGTATCATATGGGACCAATCCGCCACCAATAAACCTGAAACCGGGACCACCAGGAGCAGCCTTTACGCTTTGTATGACTGCCGGCTTGCCACCAAAAAAACGCTGAAAAAAGTTTGCCATATTATAATATATAAGCCAAATATAATACTTTTAGCCAGCCCATACACGTGGCGACTTTTTATAATGTCTATTAATTGATTGTACCAGGGCATCATTCAGATCATCATGTGCTCCATTGGGGAATTTAAGGATACCCTGTTCTTCGTGGTTATACAATGTCTCTAATAGGTCCTCAGCAATATAAATAAACCCAGCCTCGGCCCTGGGCGTTACTAACTTCGTCCTGGCTGTTTTATCACCTCCTACTACCTGTACCTCAAGCGCTACTATGCCCATTGATTTTAATGCCTGTTTCGCGCTCTTTCCACTTGCCTTAGCCTCAATATGATGTGGCCCCTCTCTCAATGACATGTAATGAATAAGCTCGGGAAATTCCAGCTTTTTGAATCCCAAATCGTAAATATATTGGTTGTTTCCTACTTTCCCGCTTGATACATATGCAGATGCATCGTTTTTCTGATCTTCCGTATAGGCTGTGTCCCAATCAGATCCACAATCTGTCATAGAAGAGCGCTCGGGCATTTGATTGCGCGGGATTGGCTTTAACCATTTCTTCCAGATGCCGCCATCTTCTGGGGCAGTAAGTTGAAGTACCTGATTCGCGTAGCCATATGAACCCAGGTCCTCATTCATTTTATCTAATGCGTCCTGGTCAAGCCTATTAACATCTAATAGACCATCGATGTAATATTGCACCCAATCTACTGGAGAAACAACTGTTTTAGGCGTAATCTTCCCAGGCAAACAAATGTGATTAAGGCGCTTCTTCTTTTTTAACCATATGCCGGCTGGGTCTTTCTCATGTAGCCGTTGCATTACCATGATAGTCAGTGACCTTTTCTTGTTCGTCTTCCTGGAAGATAGCGTGCGGCTAACAAAACGAGAAGCGTTTTCAAGGGCCTTACCGTCATGTACATCAGCACTCTGAGGGTCTATTGGGTCATCAATGATGATAATATCACCATGCATTCCCGTAACTCTTCCCCCAGTCGAGGTAGTGAATCTTTCTCCATGTTTTGTGTTTTTAAAGTGTGTTTTCCCGGCCTGATCCTTCTTCATTGTAATGAATCCTGGGTAATAGCGCTGGTACTTCTCTGATAGTATGATATCTCTTGTTTTTACTGCATGTGCAGTAGACAGATCATGAGAATACGAACTACTGATAATCCTGGCAGATGGCGTGCGTGTCCATATCCAAGCATTGAGTATTTGCGTAACCAGCGTACTTTTACTCGTTCCCGGGGGCACATTTATCAGAATATCATCCTGTGATTCCCCACGCTCCCATGTCTCAATAGCGGCTTGTATGTGATCACATATTTTATCTATATGCCAATTTGGTATTAATTCCCCAGCTTCTATTACTTCCCAAAACTCTTTAAAGAACTCCTTTAAATATCGCTTACACAGCTCCGCTTTCGCCCTCTCCGGCATTATCTGAATTTGACGCTGCTGCAATCTCTCGTAGAGCTTCATCGCTTAGTTTTGAGTAATCAATCACATCTTTCTTTACAGTAACGCTTCCGGAATTTTCCACCTCTTTCCGATCAACAAGCCCGTTAATCCTGGCCACAATATTCTGTTGATACAATCCTGCAGCTGCTCCTGAAATTTGCTGATTCGATATACCGTCCTCTATCGCGTGTAAGACGGCTACAAATTCTGGACAATGCTGCTGATTTCTGAATTTCTTCCACCAAGCATATGAGGCCCCTATAAACAAACAAAAGCCTTGCATCGTCATTGGAAGTGGCTTTTTCCTGATGATATACACAGCATCTTTGCCAACCCAATCCTCAATTTCTATTGGATTGTCTTTGCAGTATTGGCAATAATCCTGGAATTCCTGCCATAATTTCGCATGATCGTCTTCCGTATACAACACAGGTCGTCCCACCTTGATATGTCTCCAAAAATCGCCTCCTATGGTTTCTCCTGCCATGTTATTCCGGTTTAGTTATCCATTGATACATCGCCTCCGCATCCTTGACAGGGTCCGTACATTCAAGAGCCATTTTCATTATTTCCAGCTTCAATGCAATCCGCTCAGACTTTTCAGCATGCTTTTCAGCACTTTCAAATATGTTATAGAAATTTCTCTTCTCGCTGGCATAATCATTTGATTCATGCTTTTTCTGATTTGATGATGCCCATTCATCCATGTATGGTTGTGCCATAATATTATATTTTAAGTAAATGTAATTAATTTAAATGAAGTAGCCCACCCGTAGAGACGAGCAGGCTATTTTCATCCATTGTTTGTTAACCCCAAAAGTAGATTATGCTGGATTCGAACCAGCGGTGAGCATTACCCCACGATTCAAATATGATCCGCCTTAAACCACTCGGCCAATAATCCATCATTTCAATTAAATACAATATTAACCTTATTAGCTGGCCAGTACACAACTGGTAATACATTTCCAAAACGATCTGTAAATGACATTCTATAAAATAATTCCCCTGTAAATACATCCTGTATTACGTCAGTTCCAGTGCTTTTCACGCGTAAACCTACAACTGATTGAAACGAACTTTCCCATTGCTGCGGGTAAAAGTTGTATCCAGAATAGTCCTGCAATATTACTATTGTTCCAGCTGGTATTGATGCCACTGGTTCTTTTGCTGGATTAAAGAAAAATGATAAAATAGTAAAAATTAATAGTTTCATATACTTAAATTAAAATTGTTGTGTGTGCGGGATTCGAACCCGCGTCTGTTCTTATCCGAATGAAATCCGGTAGTGTTACTATGTTCGGCCACTCTACCAACACACAACTTAACGCAATATAGGCTGAATCCTTATTCCACGTATATGCGTGCTTTTTTAACGACTTTGTGCGGGCCGTAAACAAGCAGAACAACATCTACCGCCGTGAGCGTTTCAGGATTCGAACCTGCATTTCCTGGGTATGAGCCAAGCGTTTTTCCATTAAACTATAAGCCAATTTGTCGGTCTATTCCCGACTGTCCATCAAATCAAGTAATATGAACGAATTACACCCTTTCAATGTAAAACATATCCTATTTAATCAATCCATATAATAAACGGCTTATGCCGGTTCCTTAAAGATGAGTCCCAAGTTTATACCTGGGACATTTATTTCATCATATCCTATGAAAAACCAAAACAAAATCTTATTAAAAGCAAACCGGGGGGTACACCCGGTTTGCTTGACTAGCTAACACGTACCTAAAATCCAATACATTAACTCAACGTTATTGTTTTTGCTTGTGATCAGGCTCACTCTGCTGTAAAGCCTACGCGTACACCGTAATAATATACCCAGGCAACAAGCGATTGTGTACAATAAAGCTGAAGCAACACAATTCTACGGCACTGGATAATAATTTATAATGATTTCAATGAACTTTCAAAGTTATAAAGAGGGTAAATACCCTCTTTGTTTTTCCCTATACCTATTAAAGAATCTCAAGTATGTTCCACAACATCCGTTTATCAATTCAAAGATAGGTAGAACATTTGATACCAGCAAATTTATTTCAGTATTATGTTTAGAATTTTCAATTGTCTTTTCCAATCGGCGATATCGTATGCCTTTAATAGCTTATCATAAGCCTTTTTAATGCCTGCATCTTTTAAGTCCGGTTCTTTCTTCATCCCGGCAGCAGCTCTATTGGCCCAAAGAAGATCATACGATCTTTTCTCTGCTGTGCTAATTTTCACCATTAACTCCCGGCGCTGTCGTTCCATGTTTTCAGGTGTCATAGTCTCAATAGCCTGTATGCAAAAATTATAAAGCTCCTGCCTGTCCCTCCATCCTTGCGCTTTCTTTTTCTCTCGCAAGGCGTTCGGCTTATTCTTGGTTGTTTTTGCCAATTCCATTGCAGAAATATGGATACTTGCATTTTCCTCACATTCTGCAATCAGCGTTTTTAACTCTGTAGCGGTGATCATGTGTTTTGTTTTAATATTTCAGTGTCTGATTCAAGATGTAGTTTAACCAATTGCTTCTTTGCCCATTTACAGAATTCGGGATCTTTCGTGAATCGTGGCGTTTGTGATTCCGCCCATTTCTTAGACACCTTAATTGTAATCACTTTAGGGTCACAAAACAGCGGAACGCATGAAGTAGACTTTAAGGTACCATCACTGGCATATCTATATTTCGAGTAGAAGCAATATGAGGTTTTACAATTCATTTTTTATCTGTATAAAGTCTATATTTTATACATCCCTTCCCGTCATCCTCTATCAGGAATCCATATCCACCAGCAGCATTTACCTCCCTTAAAAAATCCTTTTGTTCATCCGATAATACGTCTCCACGCCTTTTAACTTCACCTGCGAAAAACGCACCTGGGTTAACATGAAATTGAGTGGCAAAACCTATTAAGTCGGATTGTCCTTTTTTGCCTATAAAACCACGTCCGCGAACTGGCACCTGATTTTGGCGCCATACATTATATCCCCTGGCATTGAAATATTCAATCGCCATTTTTGTCAGCTGATTAGCTGTTAATTCCGGAAATACCTGTTCAATTACCTCTGAAATGTGTTTTGTTTTTGACATAATTCATTTTTTAAATGTTTCGTAAAGTCTCTTTCTAAAATTCATTATCTTGAAATAGTTTTCAATGTTACCATATATAACATATATGTATGGTAGAAAATTAGGCGTTTTTGGTCTACTCCTGAATCTCTTAAAACGCCTCCTAAATCTCAATAGCTCCGCTTTATTCATAGAAATACATTGTTTCAGGATCAAAGTTTAGATCTAAAGTTATTGGCTCTCCATTACGATGCTTTTCAAGAATAAGTTGTGCCTGCCGTTCGGTACTATTGCCAAATTGGTCCGTTAAAATACCTGATTTCCAATCTCTATGGAGTATTATAAATAGATCAGCGTCCTGTTCTATGGCGCCGGACTCCCTGGCATTGCTCATTCTTGGTCTCTTATCTGCCGTTTTTTCGCTCTCACGGTTCATTTGGATCAGCACTATAATGGGGATACCAAGCTCCATTGCCAACAACTTAAAACCACGGCTCATTTTTGATACCGCTTGCTCCCTGGAAAATGATTTTTCATCGTCCTCCATCAGTTGCAAATAATCTATCATAAGTAGTTTCAATTTTCCACGTTTTTTAAGTTTTATTGCCTTTGCCCTGATATCAGATATTGAAACATTCGTTTTATCGCTAATTTGGATAGGCAAATTTGCCATATCTCCCATTAAGTGGTATAATGTACTTACTTGATCCTGATCATTGAATTTTGACCTCCAAATACGCCAAAATTCAATTTGTGCAAAACTTGATAGCATCCGACCCCCAATTTGCTCCACAGGCATTTCTAATTCAATGATCCCGGTATCGTGTCCGGCGCGTGCTGCAGCAATTGCAATTTCTACCGCCAATGCCGTTTTCCCCACTGAGGGTCGGGCGCCAATGATGATCACCTGTCCTGGCTGCCATCCTCCTGTGGCACGATCCAGCGTATTAAATCCCGTCGGGATGCCCATCATGTCTTTACCTGATACCCTATCCATGTGCATTGCAAGCCTATGCATGACTGTGCTTATATCCATCCAGTCATCGGTCGTCTTCAGTGACAATACATCCTGTATGCGCCGTTGCACGTCTAACGCTCTTGCAACCGTGTCCATCTCTCCGTCTTGAGATCCTGCGCCCATTTGGATGATAAGCAATTCACGTTTTGCGTAATACTCCCGCAGATAAATGCAATGCTGCTCTAGATGACCAGTTCCCACTACGTCCCTGGTAAGGCAAGTTAAGTAGTAAGGAATATTATCAACTCCCTGAATTTCAATTGATTTCCTATGAATTTCAACACAAATACTAATTATATCTAATCCCAATCCACGCCCCCACATATCTGATATTATATTGAATATCATCATATTAGCATTCTTGAAAAAGCACTCCGGTGTTAAAAGCCCTCTAATTCTTGGGAAAGCATCCGCTTCAAGCATACAAGCACCGAGTATTGCCCCTTCCAGATCATAAGAATAATGTATATGTTCTTTTAAATGAACAAGTTGCAAATCATTTGTACTTTTCGACAACGTCTTTCGCGTTCGGGATGTTTGTGAGTGGTTTGCCATTGAACATAGGGTTTATCCTGAATAAGGTTTTGTCTTGTTTCTTGAGCCAATTCTGAAAATGAAACCTGAAGTCTTTACTCGTCTTTACCAATTCCCCACCAGATTTCAGGAAGCCAACGAAAGAAGAAAGCGCACTTGATATCTGGAATTCAGTCATTTTGTTTTCGCGCATGACATGCTCAACAAAATTTATTTTGTCAGACAATGCATCCGTCATTAAAACATCGATACTTTTCAGTGTTTCATTCAGGTGAATTACCGGCGTTTTATTTTCAGATACAACGCCTATATTATTTTCTAAATTAGAATTATATAGTATTGTAGTATATAGGGGGGCTGAGCAGCCCCTCGTCAGCCCCTCGTCAGCCCTTAAACATATTTGTAAATCATCAGTTATTAAATTATACTTTTTTAACTGTGTTATAACAGATTTTGTAGCGTTATCTGTCCCTTTTAGTTCCTTGTAATGGAATTTTACAAATGAAGGGATGAACCATTTTTGACCATTGTCTATAACTATAATCTTAGTTTGTAAAAGAATAAGCGCTTTCTCCCAATCGATTACCATATCATTACCGATCTTTATTTGTGCTATATCCTTGTCTACGTCCCAAATACCGGCATGATTACATTCATCACATAGATAAAGCCAAAGCAGCTTGTAAGCCCCAGGCAAGCCCCTCATGAACCCCTTATTCCACTTCAATGTATCTGTGAGTCTATTCGCCATATTTTTTAATTTCATCTGAAATAAAAGCCGCAATTTCTTTCCAGTCTTCAAAAGCTATTATCGTAAAAAAATCATCTTCCTGATTATTGATGCATATTCCATCGGAAGATGCAAAAATCTCTATAGAAGAATTGCTTTCGTCTATTGGATGTATAAGTTTTATGTTTTTAATTGGCATAAGTTTACTTTAAGCGGTGAACATTAATGCTATTGTCTGTCGTTCTACATGCCGTCTCCCAATCTAGTTTATTCCTAGTCTTGTATATTGAAATTGCATTGCTAACGGCTCTTAATGCAGTTATTTTGTCTTTATATCCACTTATTGGAACTATAAGCGTATGTCCTGGCAACAATTCATGAAATGGATATCTGGGAGGGCGCCCACGAGATGATTTTGTGAATTGAGGAATAATATTTGATTCTATGTTCATATAAATATTGTTTGTTTTATCAAATGTAAACAAATTATTTAAAATAAAAAGGGGCGAACCCCTATTTTATTCCTCAATTTCTATTTCATGAATTTTAAATGGTTGTTTAAATTGATTAGCCAATAATAGCTCCTTACTTGTATACATCCGAGAAGTACGACGGCGATCTCTATATTCAGGCCAACTGACAAACCAATAAATTTCTTTCTTAGGCTTCATTACAATATCACGTGGATGTTCAGCGCCTCGTTTGTCAAATCTGCCATTTGGTAGATGGCTAGTAAACGATCCGTCCCACGCCAATGCATGGATAGGGAAAATCAATCCATCATGGTCGTAATAATGCATATCCAATATCCCTTTTCCGTCACGATACATTATTTCGTCCCCGGCCTTCCAGCGGCCCAAATCAAATGGTTTTAGATTACTCATAGCGTATTATTTTGTGTGTTTGTAGTGATGTTTCAATTAATTCAATTCGATTTTTTAAATCTAATGCCGCATCATCTGCCGTTGTAAATGGTTGAGATGTGTATAAATGGCTAGTGATTTCACTTATTCCGGTCGCTATCCAAAATTCTTTTTCTTCAACTTCAATAGAAAGTATTCCTGTATAGATAAATTCTTTTGTTAATACTGCATTACCATTATCATCTGAGTTTATCAGAAATTCTTGTCCCAGTTCTGTTTTAAAGGAAAATATATGTATTTTATTTCCATAGGCAAATGTTGGATTGCTCAATGAATAAATGTATTTTCCTTTTCTGCCCGATCCGTCAATTACTGTTTTCCCTGCCATTGCCTGGGATAAATCAAATGGTCTTTTTTGCATCATTATTTTTTTTCAGTTAATTTACGTAGTGTGTTTGTTTTTGATGGTGCAGTATATGATTCACACCAATCAAGCCATGTTATAACGTGATCCATTCCTTGAGGTGCCAGTATATATGAATAACACCATGCTGTAGTTTTCCATCCCCACCACTTCTTGCGTTGTTTTAATATGCATTTGTCAAACCACATAGAGGGAAAATACAAGCATTCAACGTATCGCACATTTTCTTCCTGTTTGAAAATCCATTTCATATTAAACGGTTTGTGGTTGTGAAAGAAAAGATTTGATCTCTATTTTCATTGGCGATTGAAGTTCGCGGAATGCCTTTGCATCGTACCATTCACGCTCACCAAATTGATCCAATTTTGGATATTCTAATAATGAAATGTATTTTATTCCATCTTCCATTTTGACACCGTCCACAATGCTTAATTCTTTATATTTTGGGCCATAGCTCTCATCATATCCTGTCTGTTTTTTATATTCTTCCCATGGAGAAAGCTCCCAATAATTAAATGAGTTTAAGCACTCAACTAATGATCCTTCTGTCATTTTTTAGTGTTTAGATATTTTTGGATTGTGAAATGATTGATTCCAAATTTATTTCCATTGGCCGCTGAATTTCACGAAAAAAACCTCTTTGATAGCCCACTCTGATTCCTACAATCGGATGTATTTTATGCCATTTTTCAGATAATATCACCGTCTCTACTGTATTCCCATCAATTGCCAATCCTGGTATGATATCTGATATGGTTAATATTTCTCCTATAGAAATAGGCTGTGCTAATGGCTGCCGCACTCCATCTACATGCGCATATCCATCGCTTGGAAATATTACCTCAACTAATGATCCTACTTGCATTGTTTTTTGTTTAAATGGTTAAGAAATTCTCTTGCCAATTCTACCTTTACTTTGATTCCTGATATTGCTTTTTCATCTCTTCTAAAATATTGTTCAATAACTCGTTCCTTCAATGGAATATCATCAAAAATCATGGTGCGCCTCAATTCCTGCTCCGCTTCTTCTAATTGACTTCCTGGCAGCTCATACTTCAATCTTCTGACCTCCTTATCTATTAGAAATTCAGGTGTATTGATTAACCCATAAGCCAATATATAATCCTCTGCGTCTTCCAAAAACATATATCCTTGTCCCTGCCAAAAGTATGCTGGTTCTGGTTTTTCGTCCAATAGATGACGATTGAATGTATGCACATCCCAGGAACTTTTTACATCTATCACCCGTTTGTGTACCAAACGAGGCGATTTTATACCGACATATACATTAGTTCGAATATCAGGCGTTCCTATGATCCAATCATTTTCTAATTTGACTGTATTCTTGAAATACAACTCCCCTTTATACTCACTGTAAAGGCTAATGTTTTTCTCTTCCACAGCCAATCCCTTTTCAAAATACTTGCTTTTAATATCCTTCGACCGCATATATTTAGTCGATGAATAAACATCGACCAAATGAATCATTGCGCCCTTAGATAGTTTACCCGGATCGCCTGTCATCAAGTGATATAAGGAATGGCACCTAAATTTATGATTCGAGAAATCCATTATAATGATAGCTCTTTAAGGCGTACAGCCTCATTAAATAAGATTGTTTCTCCTTCTTTAAATTGTTCTACAGGAACGGTGGACACAAATTTTCTAAGATCCTGTATATTTTCGAAAGTAGTTGTTTCGATGAATTTCATTGTCCGTTGAAATGCCTCTGATTGCTCTTTCTTTGTAGCCTCTTTCCAATTTGCCGGCTCTGGGTCAAACATTTCTTTTACAGTAGACTCTCCGTTGTTAATAGCCGATACCATGCCGCGTAAAATAGAGAGCTTTTCCAGGTCTATATCTTCTACACGCTTAATATCCAATGCTTCACATATTTGTGATTCTTTCACTCCCATTCCCTTCAAATGCTGAATAGCCTTTTCTCTTTTTGCTGGCAATGTCTGTTCTGTCCCGGCAACAAGCTGTTTTGTCTTTTGGTAAATATCATCAACCAATGCGGATGGGATGACCTTAAAAATGGCATTTCTCAACGCAATAGCACATGCAGCATTTCCCGTGATAATCTGCATATCTTCATTCATTGTGATCATATTGCCGGTCTTTTGACCATTCTTATATTCATGCTGTAAGATCGAACGGCTTACCTCAATAGTGGTTGAGGTATTGCTTTCAAGATCATGACAAATTCCTTGCGCTGTGATCTTTTTGCCATCATTTGCAATAATACGAGCACCATATCTTATATTCCCATAAGCCGATGCTACTATCTCCGCAAGCCTCACTGATGGGCCAGCAATTGTCTTTCCACCACGAGAAAGCGCATATGAACAAGATTCGGCGACGTTTTCGCTTATCGTGGCTATTGACATTGCTTTATCAAGAAACGTCTTTGTGGACCTGGGGAATGCCTTTGCTGTAGATATTTGAATATCTATCTCGGCTTTAGTGATCAAAGACAATGAATCATTTCCCTGTGTTATTACTTCCATTTTTATAGAATTTTATTGTGTGATTAACATTGTAAATATACTGACATTTTTGATACCAATCAAATAAAAATAAAGGCGGTCAAGAATAACCGCCCGTTTATTGAAACCTAACTTAGGCTATATAATATCTTTGTATGGCGTAAGTGCGTCGTTGAGTTCATTCATTGCTGTATCAAGGTTTTTTGATATTTCTATTTGTTCTGCCATTTCAGTGAATGCAGTGACAACTTTATATGCAGCCTCCACCAATCCAGGCATGGCAAGTATTAGGTGCTTAAAATGTGAATGCCAGGCTTCAGAAATACGTTCGGCCATCTCGGTATTTTGCTCCATCCCAGCCACAACACTTGGAGATACAACAAATACATTTGTTCTTGTGTCTATGCCCATTCCACTTAATGATTTCTTGTCTATTTCAATGTGTGAAAAATATCCAGCCCTGGGATGTGTATGTTCAATTAATTTCATAATCTTGCTTTTGATGCTGCCCATATCGTCAGCGCGGTTAATGATAGCGTGAATACAATTCCAGCATAATAATACCTAGTAGCTTTTTTAGAAGATAGAAAAGTCATTATTCTATATTTTTGTATAGTTCTATAAGGAAGGCCGAAAATCCCAATCCACTTATTATGCAAAAAAGTGCAAAGAAATAAACAGCAATGCATAATCCCTTTTCGTTAAACACCGATATTAACCCATATACAAATACCGACCACACCATGAGCATACAAACACATATGGAGGCATATAATAATTTATCTTGCATGTTTTTTGTTTAAATAAACAGTTGATGATCAGTTTCTTTGCTCTTTTGTAATGATCTTAACTGACCCATTAATCGGATAAATAGTCTTTTCATTTGAGTTATTTTCATGTTTATATTGACTTAAAACATCTCTTTTTAAGATCAACCATATGAATATGAACGATGCAGTCCATAAAGCGCCAAAGATGATATACATCGAGTACATGATAAAAAGTTTAGTCGTTGAAAGATAGTTCGTATTGCTCCCTTCTGTTATCCAATTCCTCTGACACTCTTGCAGGAATGTCTACATTCTCTTCTATGATTTTACATATCAAGTGGCGTCTAGTAAATGGCATTTCCCTTACCGGATATGCAGTCTCGTCAATTGATAATTCTTCGAGTTCGAAGCAATAATCTTCGCGATCAAGGCAGATTTCAGCCTCAACCTGTTTTCCGTTGTCAGATTCAAAACAAACTGTTAGGTACATGTTGCTATGTTTTAATTGTTAAAATACCCTATTTCCTTCAGAAATTTAGTAACCCCATTTTTGATTTCGATTTCCTCCTTCTTCGTAAATCCTACCTTATTATTGTGGCTATCAGTGCCGCGTAACTTATGTCTGGTATATGAAGAATATTTAATCCCTTGTACAAATGCAGGAAAAAAAGAATGCATTTTAATGTACTGTTTCATTTTTTCTATGTTCATTCACGCTGTTTTTAAACTGGCTATATAGATCATGCCAGCCCCCATTTTTAATACCTGTTAAAATCATGGATAAGGGTAGTATTGAGATTGCGATAATTTGTATAAGTGTGTACATTTTATTCAAATTGAGAGGATGAAATTATTATGGACTTCCATTCGGTATTCGCTGAATTAGCGCCAATCTTTATATTCCATGATGGAGGGAATATAGATCGAATCATATTATATGACTTTTCATTAGGCCCAATTGCACCAAAAGGCACTTCTATAAATCCATCCATTATAAAACCACCAAATGGCGTATTTAAATGAAGAATATTTAGCGCATTTTCTAATGCGAATATTTTTGTAGACACGGGATCATCTGACTTGATATTGACTTCTATTATCGAAACGCAATCGTGTTCATTATATCCGTCAGATACCCTATCATGTATTGCCTTCCATCCAATTGGCAATATATTTTCTATTTTCATTCTCATGTATTCGCGAAGATCATAGTCATTAAGTAGAAATGTTGGCCTGCCTTTTCTTATTGCCCCGACATATATTGTGTTCTTTATTACATGATTCAGTACTTGTTCATTGCTAAATGCATTGTTGTCCATTTGATTCGTGTTTTGTAATACAATGTTACAGACAATTTTGCTACCAACAAAATTTATTTTAATAAAAAGTCCCAGGTAAACACCCAGGACAGTTCATCACTCAATGTAAAACTTATGATTTGACAGGAAAGAGAGTGGCAAGAATACCACCCTCTACACACTATATTCACCATACCCCGCTACGAGTAAGTATTTTTTATAGCCCGATAAGCGATATACATGCCCAAAACAGCCAATAATATCGACATTCCAATAATCACCCCTTTATATGTGTTTAGCGTGGAAATTTGTGCCTTTAATGCGGTTTTATCTTGTTCACATATTGAATTCGCCTTTATGGCAGCGTCCAGTAGAAAGCCTCTGTTATCTATACTATCACGCGCCATTTGTAATGCGGCCTGATCAATCACCGTATTTGTTTTGGTGATCACCTTTTCAACGGTATGATACCTATCGATATAATAAATTGAATCGCCATTATCTGAAACGTGTACAGTATCCTGGCGCGTCATCCATAAAAAAGCCGTGTCTATCTTAACTGTTTCAGTATGAATAGTATCACAAGGAAACATTTTCCTGGCATCTGCCAATAACTTAATGCGGGTGGCACGTTCTTCATATGCCTTTTCCTCCGGCGTCTGCTTCGTTGTGCGACATGCAAGCCAACAAAACATGAAACACATTATTGCGCATGCCGACCAATTAAAATTTTTGTACATAGCGGATTTTGGTTTATTGTTGTTTTTTAATCTCATTAAAGGCAAACTTAGCCAGCAATACAATTGCTTTGTATGTATAAAGAATAATAACATCTCCGAACCGGCCAGCGCCGAATACGGCCAATGCTTTGACAAAATCATTTACATGATAATGTTCGCATCCCCACCAGACCACCCAAAAGGCTCCCATGGCTAAAAGAATCTCATACAATGCTATTTTCATTGTCAATTTTTTTCTTTTACTGATATGGCTCATTTTTAATGCCACACCAATAACTAAGCCGGGAATAAATAAAACTAATTTTGCTGCTATTTCTTTAAATCCTTCTTCGATTTGTTGCATTGGCGATAGTATGTAAAAACGCAGGTAACAATCACAACAGTAGTAATAATCCCTGGTTTGTAGGGTGTAGCGGGTGTTTTACTGAAAAATTCATCATATACGTTGAATATGCATAGCCAAACGGCAATATTACCTATCATGGCATCAAACAACGATATGGCTTGAAATCGTTGGCGGAATACCCAATAAAGGAGGCCCAATGAATATAATCTATCATATCCGGCCCCAGATATAAGCTTCCATTCATAAAATTGGCTTGCCGCCCAGAAAGACAGCAAGCCAACGGCTAACAAAAAAGTTAGTATGTGGTCTTTAGTGATCAAGGGCGTGGTGGTTTAGTCCCTCCGCCAACAACATCTACGTCGCCATCAGTAGTAGCCTCATCATTCGATGCTGAATTTTCTATTACCTCATTAGAAGATTCCGTAGCGGGCAAAATTGTAACCTCATAATTGTTTCCTATTTCAAAGGAAGGTACAGGCGAATCCGTCACATTTTCCATGAGGATTTCAAATAACGCCTGTGTCATTGTGATTTTGAGTTTCATCAATTTGTGTTTTCTTTTTAGAAATAGTGCCAACAGCGGCACCTGTGAAAAATGATACTATGGCAATCAATATATTAGTAAATGATGATGAATGCGCATCCGCAAACCTAATACTTTTCTCTGGTATAGATAAAAATGTAATACCAAAATCATATATCAATATAATTGCTGATAAAACTACCAGGAACCAAAATATCATTCTAAAATGATAGTCTTTAAAATCCATATTAAATACTCAATTCAGTTCCTGTAGGTGTACTATATGTAGGGGAGCCAGCAATATTATTGGTAATGATACGACACCATTGTCTGGCCTTAATTAGGCCAAACACAGTTACGCTACCCGTTGTTCCAGGATTCACTAAGCCGGCTGCCAATCCGCTTTGTGCTGACATGATAGTTGTCCAAGTAGTACTATCTGGCGATACCTGCAAAAGAATCTGTCCCGTCATTCCAGCAACTAGCGTAGAAGACGTAGTAATTACTACACTATACCCAACGATGCAATCACGCTGCGCATTTGGCTGGAATCCAGTAGTAAATGCACGAGTGGTAATATTTTGAGCCGCAGCAGTATGATAGGCTGTGCCCTTGAAGGATAGAGCGCCTAAAATAGCTAATCCAATGAATATGCCCACAGATAATATAGAGATTTTCATATAATTTATTTAATATATCCAATAATTGGTTCCATCATCATGAAATGTCAATGCGTCCTTATAAGAACTAATTACCACAGATCCACCATCATCTATATTAGCACCTCCCGAAACAACGACCGTAACGGTTGCGGCATTATTACTTATCTTCTTTACATGGCACAAACGGCCCTGGCCTCCTGTAGTGGCCACAGGCGCAAACAGCGTAATCGTACAGTTAGCGCTGTTGTTTACATTTATGTATAGGTCAGACGCTAATACCGTATAGTCTCCCGTAACGGTAGTAGTGGTATTTTGCAATATGGCTCCTGCCGTAGATAATCCTGTAGCAGCCTGAAGCGATCCCCCAGCTATAATACCAGCAGCTGAGGTAATCGTATTGCCAGTATTCAAAGAGCCTGCAATCGTAGCATTTCCTGTACGGCCAATTGTAAACGCATTTGATAAGAAAGCGCCGGAAGTATTGTATGATCTTAAAATAAAAGTGCCCCCCGCATGAATTGGCCCCCCGCCTGGCACCCCACTAATACCCAGCGACCATATTTGCTTGGTAGTATCAATAGCATCCCTGCCCATTGCAACATATCGTTGAAAGGCAGCATTGTCTGCATTTACGATATTTATCCTGGCGGCGGCGCCTATGCCATTTATATTAAAATTGGCCGGCTGCGTAAAGAAAAATTGATTACGGATACTATTATTCAGCACTGACCGGAGGCTATCTTCTGTCGCTATGGCCTTAATAATATTCCCCGGAAAGCGAGCAAACATTTTCACGGAATCTGTACGCATCCAGAATTGTCCAATACTATCCTTATTAGTAGCAAATGTACGATCAGTATTCAGTACGGGCATTCTCGCCGTAGAATCTGCATATATTCTATTGGGATTCATATTCGCCTGCTTGGTAAACGTAGGCGATTGTGCTAAAAGTGAAAAAGGTGAAAAAAGTGATACGCTGATTATCAGCAGCTTGAAATTTAAAAACTTCATCATATAGTGTGTGTTTTATCCAATAGGTGCCCATCCGGTGGTACTATTACCAGATTGCTTTACATATAATGTCTCACCTGGATTGCCGTCAATTCGGCTCCAAGTTGATCCGGGCATCGCGGCTATTACTCCTTCCGGATTGCCAGTACCTGATACTCTTTTGACCCCATTCCTATCAACAGTGCCGGAGCCATCCGCAAGTATGGTCAATAAAACTGCCGCCGTGCCATTAACAAATTCCACTGGCACATTGTTGGATATGGCGATTTGCGCCCGGGTTCCGGCCATTTGAATAAAAGCGAAATCGGTTCCGGACTCCCTGGCGGCCCGTATCATAATCAGTGCGGCTCCACTATTGGCTGATACCTCCAAGTCGGCAACGGGGCCGTCGGCACCAGTTATCCGCACTGCCATGCTGTTAGAGGTGATCGCGCCTTCATCTGTGACCTGCTGCAAGTTCGGCACTTCATCAGTACTACCCGTTCTATGCCATGCCGCACCATCCCACCAGATTGTGCCTGGCCCTGCCAATGGCTCTACGGCGCCGGTAGCATCATATGCGAATTGTCCCTCCCGTAAGCCATCTGAACCATCCCATATAGGTAATTCAAATGGGCCATTCAGTTGCGTTATATTTACACCAGAAACAACGGTTTCAATCATAATTAATAATTAAAGAATATTGGTAATCCGACATTAATAGGCCGCGTTTCGGTTCCGCCATAACTAGAAGTAGATGGTATAATACCGGAACTACCTGGTGTCGGCCCCCCCGGCCCTGCGCCTGGGACACCTTCAGTTAATAATCTAGCATCTAATCCATGTGTGTGTGCTTCTACTGCGGAAACTTCTGGACTTCCTTGCAAACTTGCTGTTCCCGCATCCGTTCTATCCTGGTCAAGAGACGGTGATTTAGTCAGGTTAAGCGACCGTACAAACTGTCCTCTAAAATCAGGTACAATGAATGTCGTCGTCCCATTGCCGGTACTCCACAGTGTCCTATTAGTATTCCATGTTCCGCCGTCTACTACAGCAGAAGGGTTTGCAGCTGCCAATTGGACGATAAAATCATATACTTTGGGATAATCAGCCCGGTTATAGGTAGTGCCATCTAAAAGGAATTGATTAATCCCTTGTAGCCATCCAAAAGAAGTATAGGGCTGTTTGAATACCATGTCTGAACAAGATTGAATATACCACTTCACCCCATCCGTGATTAATACGGCAAATTCCCTATTGCTTAAATAGAAACTGGTGACAGTACCGGATTGCGAATAGATCGTATTAGAACCAGCACGTGATATTTTTGTTTGTCGCTGTGGCCCTTCTGAGGTAAAAAGAAAAAGTGCCACATTTGCCGGATATGAGCTACATAAAGGCAATGTGATATTTTTGGCTCCATTAATCACAATGGCCTTACGATAATCCCCAATACCAATAGTGCCATCGGCCGGATAAAATGCAAATCCGGAAACGAACCTGGCAATTGCATCCGGTGCAGCCAATATATTGCTGACCTCCGGCTTGGGAATTACCACAAACATTTCACCAGGGAGGAAATCTTCATCGAGTAGCCGCCATCCTCCGCCCACGATATCGTTTTGCCATTCAATACCTTTACGAATAGGCCCCACTCCCCATTTTGATATCGAATAATCTAAGCCATTCAATGCCGGATCAGGGCAATTCCTATTGCCGCCCGCACTCGGAGGGTCGGTTGATTCGGGGCCATCTACTCGGTAAAAAAATGGATCAGGTACCGTTACGCTTCCTATTTGTTCACTGATAATAGTAGCTAATAGCTGAATGTCTCCGTTTTTGCTATTCGGATCACCTGCATTAGCCATTGGTATCTTCGTTGTCAAAGAAGCGCCGGAAATGGCCGGCAAATTTATAATGGGTATTATTTCTACTATATCCTCGGGCATATTATGCGCTTATTACTTCGTTAGTATTATCTGCTCCACCTATTGCCTCACCATCCATTGTTCCCCTTAATGCAAAGGCGCCTGATTCTGTAGCATATACAACATCGGGATTTAATGGACTATTCCATGCAATTTGCATTGTAAAATCACAGCCGGATGTAAATGTCAACAATGTTAAAAATCCTCCCTGCGTGATGGAATAATTATTGAAAAGAGTGATTACGTCATTTGCATTTGAGGCAGGCCCGATTAAAGTGCCATCATACCATAATACACCTACTGGGTATGGATTCGGACATCCAGGCAATCTTAGATTTTGTCTATTCGCCAGATATACCGATTTTGTTATTGGCAGTTTTAATATATCTTCTGGCCCTGTTCCCCTGGCCGACATGTCAAACCGCATTGCATCCCTTACCTGTGAATTAATTGTCAGGCTGGTGATGAACATGAATCCATGATATTGCAATCCTCCATCTGGCGACATGCCAGCCGTCCATTCAATTATCTGTCTTGAATTTTGAATATCTCCTAATTGAACTGCATTCATTTCATCCGTAAAAGCAATTGCCCCGGGCACTGACAATGTATAACTATTCAATCCTGGAATGAATTGACGCCATGCTCCGGAGCCGGGGCCGGTAATTTCCACCTCTTCAGTAGTTGTCACCAAAGAAAAATCAGTAGCATGACAAAGCACCTTTTTTGTGCCGTCTACTGTAAGGTAAAACATGAAATCAGCCCCTTTTATTATATTCATATCAATCGTCTTTTGTTAGTGGCCTTACAATATAGTTTGCATTTGCGGCACCTGCTTCAAACAATTCTGTGAGCATTAAATCATGTGTGCAAGCACGCACATTATACTTGTCTCTGATTTGTATCGTTAGTAGCATCCCCCTATCACGCAATAATACTCCCTGAGAAAAGTTGAGCATATTACCGTAAAAACTACCCATTACAGCAATTGCCGGTGATGGCTGTTCATCTGCGTATTGCTTCACTACTATCTCATCTATATTTTCCCCTCCCCAGTCCTTAAATGGCAATGGAAAATGGGCGCCACTGTCTTCTTTTATATAGAAATTATTGCTATACGCCGGGTCTTGTGTATCTATTAAAAACAATTCATCATCGTCTGCGGTCAACGAATATCTCGCTGTAGTAGATATCGTTTCCTCATATTTTATGAATGGATTATTATAAATCCCCATAAATACCGGATACAATTCTGAATAGTACGTAGACCCTCCCGGTGGCGGAATATTGATCCCTGTATCCAATATTATATATAATATTTCATAATCAGTCACTCCTGGCAATGACGGAATTGGATTGCTTAATATTTCAATAGTGCCAATATCATCTGAATTGGGCCGCGATGAGATATGATAATATGAATCTGCGTCTAAATCACCAAAACTCTCCCATGAGCCAGAAGGGGATAGGAATTTGCGCTCCAATCCGCCAAGAGTTCCGGCCTTCACGAGCATTACTATTGCATTGACAAATACCTCAAAATTATCGCTTGATGGTGATCCCAATGTCAAGAACGATCGCGCCTTCATGGTAATGCTCACACGTTGATTTACCTGTACGGGTATCCTGCTCCATATGGAACGTGCGCCTGGTGAGGTAAAGTCATCAATGTGCAATCTAAACTGGTCTTGTAGTGATCCAGTTCCAACGCGTTGATAAAATCCTGTTACATCTCCTTCCCAGTCATCAAATGGGCTTTGAGTATTCGTGCGCCAATCAAAATTCGGTATCTTATTGATTACTTTAAGATTGTAATCAAACAGCTGAGATTTTAAAGGTTGTTGAATATTGATCTCCTGTGAAAGGTCTTTGTAGACAATTTGATCGCCGGCAACGCTACCTAATATGGCTGTAGTTCCTTCATTTGGTATTATCTGACCGATAATATCATCCGGTGTAATTTGTATGATATTTACCGCCGAATTGCCTATATCTTCAATAAATTGCAGCCAATAGACTCCTTGATCATGGAAGATACGCGCGCCCATACTTTTCACTATTTTCTCTATTGCATCATATGCAGTATTGGCCCCCTTACTGAAATCATAAAAGGCGTCTGTATGCAAGTACAATCCATCGGCTATTTCATCTGCACCGATGCTACCCGGCTGATGGGAATAAATGATATTTAGTTTCACGTCATCATATCCTACTGAATGAAATAAGGTTCTTTTGAAAAAGCTTCCCAAAGAAATGTAATCATACAAAAACAAGACTGGATCATTCAAATCGATGGATGTACTCTTGGCAAAACTAAAATCTGATGCCACCAACGAAAATGAATACGGCGGTGGTATCCACGGATAATTTTTTTTTCCAGGATTAACAAATCCTTTCCAATATATTATTTCATTTCTATATACATTAACGAGCCAGGTATCGCTTTCAATCAATATGAAAGTTTCGGGCACCGGATCGGTCAAATTATCTGGACGAATGGTATATTGAATAGTCACCTGAGACTGTATAATAGGCGCGAATTTAGTCTCATCATTGTTTTGCCTGTCTATTATAAGCGGTGTTGAGCTGCCCATAATACTAATTGGCTCTGCCAATGCCGGCCCATCTTTCAGGCACAAATCTATCCTCCATGGCAATAATTTTGCATCTTGGAAGGTCATTCTGTATTGTACTGGATAATTAGCCATTTAAATTACGCCGCCCCCTATCCAGCCATATTAAAAATTCGTTTACTGTCAATCTCATACCTATTTCACCATATCCGGTTCCCATTTTATCCAATACTTCAGAAGGTATTACATATTCTTCGCGGCCAGGGTTATCCCCAATTACCGCCAACTGAGGGCCACCAATCACACCGCCGCCCGTAGCGAAGGAAGCTACGCCGCCTTTTGCCAGGCTACGGAAAGCGGCTGAGGCCGCAATCAAAGCCGCACCAGCTGCGATAGCTCCAAATCCCTGCAAGGTAGAAAGAGAGGTTTTAAATGCCTCTATAGCAACGCCAGTAGTGATTAATTGCTTTCCAAGACTCTCTCCAAGGCTCGCAATACCATTAATAAAAGCGTCAAATACCGAAGTGAGTCCTCCGCCGGATAATGCTTTTCCAATCCCGGACGAAATAGCCTCAATACCATTCTCGGTTCCGGCTTCTAATATTTGGGAAATGGCTTTATCATTTGCAGTTTTAAATGCCCGGCTAAAATCATCATTCAATCCTGCGGCAATTCCCTGTATTGCGGCTGTGTTTTTGGCGGCGGGCAAAGGATTAATAGCAATTGGGATATTTAGCGTTACCGGCGTGCTCTGCAAGGTAGATTGCAGCGTCTTTATTTGCTGTTGCAAATCGGCAAATAATGCAGTACCCGGAAGAACACCAAATGTAGATAGCTCTTTTAATGCATTGGAGATTGTTTTTATTTTATCCTGACTCAGCTTATCCAAGCTTCCTCCGGTTGCTGCAAATTGGACATCCAATGCCAACAAATCCGCATTCAATTCTTTTAAAGCATCTGAAAGCGTTTTAGTAGTTTTAGAAGAAGCTCCAAAGCTTAGTCCCTTATTGGCAGCATCCCGCTGTTTTTCAAATTCTGTTATCGCATCCTGGATCGCTTTTATAGAACCAGAAAAGGCCCGCGCCTGATCTTGCGCTTGCTCTTTTTGTATTTTACCCCGTGCATTTACTGCACGATTTTGTGCGTCAATTTCCTTATTATAGAAATCGTCTTGTAATTTGGCGAGTTCAAGTCTATATTTTTTTTCGGCCTCCGTTCCCTTTACAGATGCAGCATTAAGACCATTCAAGGTTTCATTGAAAGTCTTATTGATACTATCTTGGATACGTGTATCCCTGGCGCCTTCGCCGAAGCCTCGTAATGCGCGGGTTAATCCATCAAGACCATCAGTTAATTCATTGATAGTTGCTTTTGTCGCCGGCAATAGATTTTTACCCAATTGGGCTTGAAATTGCTCCCAACTGTCTCCCAGGTTGCTAATTTTGCCTTCTAATGTTTCTGAAACCTTTGCCGTTGCTCCCGCCACCCCATTCAGATCACCAAATGAAAGGATAGCATTCCTAACAGCGGTTGTATTCTTCTCAACGGTAACTGTCTGATCTTTAAAAGAAAGTGTTACACCATCATTACTTTGTTTGGCGATAATGCCAAACTCTTTCAGGCGCTCAAATTCCCCGGTTTGGGCATCAAGAATCGCTTCGGTCAATTGATCGAATGACTTACCCTGTGATGCTGCTAAATCACCTATTTGGGTTAATTGCTGGGTAGTAGGCTTGAACCCTCTATTAACGAGCTTGATAAAGCTGGATGTGATCTCATCTACCTGATATGGCGTTTTAGAAGCATATTGAGTGATTTGCGCAAACGTTCTGGCAGCGGCTTCCTGGCCTATTGTATTTTCGAGTATTGATGTAAACTTTTCATATTTGCCGGCAACACTGGTTATTTGGACGCCAAACTCAATGAGAGCTTTAGTAGAAAATCCAACGCCCAGTGTTGCCCCCAATGCAGCTATGCCACTGGAAAGATTGCCTATAGATGAGTTTATACCCCCCAATCCAGAGCCAAATCTTCCAAGGCCATTACGGGCATCATCGAGTCCACTTGCAGCATTATGGGCCTCAGTATTTAGCCCTTCTAATGCATTTGTAGCGCGATTAATCCCCGGAAGTGCTCCGGAAACATTACTAGTTATATTGATACCCAGCGTCTGTGTTGCCACTCGATTTGTTTTTCATTTTTCTCGTTAATTCCAATGCACGCTCCAATCGTTCCTTAATAGTGGCTGCCTCCAAAACAAGCAATCCTTTAGGATCAGTTAACAAGGGCCAATGTCTGGCTAATCCGGCATTTGACCTAATCTTGTCACTTGGCGATGTGGGCGCCAAATTCCAGATAAGCCTATAAAGCTCCCTGATCGGTTCCTGATTCCTGGCATGCCTTAAAAAATAGCCCCGGTAGCATAAAGCATATTCATTCGCAGTCATTGCTTTAAACTCCCAGGGCTTTAAGCCTAGTTCACCTAATGCAAACCGTTGAATTTGCTTAAAAGTGATTACTTTTTTTTTGCATCCTCACTTATTTCCACGTCCTCATCGATGTCAATTGTCGTCACTTCTTGCCAGGCGGCATCCAATTTTGAAATCCACACGGGCCGAAATGACCTCAGAATTTCTTTCGCCTGTTGCAGTGTCAGCGAAGGGGCAACGCCATCAGCCTCAGCTTTTCTTTCAACACCTGCATATAAAATCACTGCATAAGCGTCAGACGTGGGAATATCTTTCAATGGCGCTACAGCATCGTTGCCGGTAGCGGCAGCAGCGATACAAAAAGCACCCCAATCTAATTGAAGAGTATAACCTCCTATTTTGTATAACATATAGTGTGTGTATTTTATTATTAGCTTACTGGCAGCACATCCACCGTATTGCCGGTAATTGAGATTACTAGGTTGAACCCTACAGCCTCATTCTGATTCGTCGTTTCATTGAATGTGGTAATAGCGCCAAAGAATTCACGATAATACGTTGCGCCTGCGGTTTCCTGGTCAAATGAGCGCCAGTGACCAATGGTTTTAGCTTTGAAGATGGCACGCATTTCATTAATGCTTACCGTATCAGCTGCCGGATTCTTAGCCATGAACCCAGTGAAATTATAGGTTTCTGTCAGCGTACCGGGTAACTGAGCTGGCCCGCATTTGCTGGTCGCGTCAATCGTTTCTACAGTTCCATCAATACCGCTTTCAGTACCACAGGCAACGAGGTTCCAGTCAGCGACTCCGACGCCATTTGTGGTATCATATTGTAAGATAATGTCTGACCCGTTAACAGGTTCGTTTGCCATGATACTAGTTTTGTGTTATTGAATAATTTATAGTTATGTTTTTATCTATATAGTTTCCGATTTCATCGGTATATTCCAAGTGAGGCCCCATGATTACATCAACCTTAAAGACATTGAAATCTGGACTCAAACTAATATAAGGAGGCAGCAATGGACAAAGCAATTCACTGATTTCATTGCTAATATCATCCACCAAATTTTTTGTTACATCTCCCTGGTAGAACATACTGGCTTTTATCGTCTGTGACCACACGCCCCCAAAAGCACATTTACTAAAGCGGACATTTCCAGATGGTGAAGAAATGCCTCCCAGTATAATCCTTGGGAATGGCGCACCAGTAGGTGCCTTTCCATCATAAACAGGGACATTGTACGCATTCCCTAAATCATCTGTTACATTGATATTAGATAATGCCAAAGCACTGAAAACCCGTATATCCTTTGAAGCATCTCTCATGATCTTAAAGCGCTCTTTACAATGTCGTTAACTTCTTTCGTTAATTCTGAAACTCCTTTTTGAAATGGAACCGAAAGAAATGGCCTGGCTTCCAATCCATTTGTTAAAATTGAAACGCATACAATGTAGGCTTTATCTGGATTTCCGCCATGTCGTCCTAACCATTCGCGCATTCTTTGTACAAATTCTGAAAAAGTGCCTCCTTTCTTTCCTTTCCATTCAGCGGCAACGTCTTGCCATCCCTGCGGAATCTCTACTTTTTGACCAGTTCCAAAATGCACGTATCCCGCATACGGCGCCGTATTTACGGCTGAATATGATCTATTGTGTGGGTCTTCAATTACCTGTTGTGACTGTAAAAGCTCTCCATTATCCAATGCGGCCCCCTGAATGAAAGTAGATGCATCTGCATTTATATCATATACCTTAGCACGACAGGCATTGTCTATATCCACGACCAAAGCCTCTTCTAAGTTGTCAAAGGTGGCTAATAACTGATCAAACCCTCGTATTTGTATGCTTATTGCCATTAGCTTACCGGGAATCCATTTGCATAAGCATTAAACTGTATAAACCTATCACGTTCATTCACATTTACATCGCTATTGATAGTATAGATCGCACCTTCATGCAATACCCTCATTTCTGGCGTCAAATTCATTCCGTCGATGAACCGTATAGTGAATGTTTTCGCGTTCTTCATTGTAGATTGATTGTCCTGCAATGTACCCCGACTGCTCAGTGGCTTTACATTCGCCCACACATCCAATACTGTTTGCCAGGAGGAAATACCACCGGCCCCTGGAACCGGGATACGAATATTTTCCTGCACTAATATTCTGTCTCTCATTTTGCCTATCATACACCTATATTTCTTCTAAAGGTGGATAATTGTCGTTTGGCTACTAAACAGAAATCGCTGTCATTTTCATCGTAATTATCCCCCCGGTGTTCATAGCACCAGGAAATGTATTCCTTCAATGCCAAAAATATCCCTGGCGGAATGGGGTTATACCCGGTCTTGTAAACCACTATAAATAGGCCATAACCGGCAAGTCGTGGAAACCCAATTGATGGCCCTATAATCCGGCATCCTTTCACATCTGCAAATGGAACATCATTTATTGAAATAATCTCCGTCACCGGCCCATAAGGCAATTCAATTCTATTATGTATTTCTACCGTAGCGGTAACGGTATATGCCTGGATAGAAATAGCACAAATGCGCTCTATCCATTCTATACCTGCATCAATGATGCTTTGTATATTCTCATTATCTGCGGTAATGCCGTCCATTTTCAGCCATGACT